GTCGAGCAACTGCATAAGGTCAGGACTAAGGCGGTCATCATCAGAAAAGCCCTGAGGCTTCGTAGGAGCTGCATTAGCTTTCTCCTTGATAGTCAGTGTAGGTAGAGCGAGGATCGCGTCTCCTGTGGCCTGCTGGTTAGTGTTGAGGACATTCTCTTTGCGGTAATGCTCAGACAGAGCGTCAATCGATATCAGACAGGAGGCTTTCGCCTGTTCTGTTGCTTTCTCGTTAGCTTCAACGGCAGCCATATATATCGACACTTCCTGTTCAAGCCTTTGAACGTCTCCGTGTAGTTTGTACGAATACCCTACGATAGAGAGTGTCAAGACGACAAACCCCACCATCAAGTATGTTTTAAGAGTTGCTAGCATCTTCTTCTCCTTTCTCAGTTGTAGTGTAGTAGACCAAACCAGCTCGCACTACAGCTACGAATGTTGCAATCCCTGCATATGATCCTTGTGGGAGAAGAGGTTGCCACAACATCATCAATGGCTCTGCTGCAAGGAACACAGCGGCTAGAATACCCAGCCCCATTTTTACTTTCTTTGACATGTGGAAACCTCCAATTAATTAATAGTTTTCGAATGTACCACCGCCAGCGTCCGGCTGCCCAACTGGGAAGCAGTCACGTCGTCTGATGGTTGCACCGGCAGCAAGGTTAGTTGCGTAGGCACGTGTACCAGCCGGCATATCAATCTTCACAGAGTCTGCCCAGATTTGAGCGGTATCGTTTACAACAATAGCAGCGGGTTGGTAACTACCTCCACCACCTAACACGGCATCGCCTCTGTCGTTCTTGACGAATGTTCCTGCCAATAGGCAACGAGAAGTGTTGATGTTACGAACTGTTCCACCGTGAGCATTCTGGAAGTTGCCACATACGTCAATGGCAATACAGTCTTCGTGCAATGTGAAAGCATTGCAAGATTGATTGCCCGGACGACCAGTGTTGTAACTAGAACAGTTGACAGTGAGGAACATCACCTTCGTAGCTCCGTAGTTGTTGTGTACGTTGTATGCATCAGTCTGAGCCCCACCACCGTGACAGTTAAACAAGGCGATCAGGCCATTGAATCCGTTGCAGGAGATAGAACGTGCGGATGTGTTAACAACACCACCAGCTTGTGAGAACTTAACGTTGCTGAATACAGAACATCCAACAGTTGTGGAGGGGGTTGCAATAAGAAAGTCCACAACAGCATTAGTGTTAGAGCCTTCCAAGTCCCAACCAGATTCGCCGTCTTCACCGCCGAAATACACGTTAACTTGCCCAGCCATTGCATATGTTGCACTGGCACTACGGTAAGCTCTTGTGTTGGCGTTGGTTACTACAGCACGATCAGCACGATTGATATAAACGTCTGTGCCAGAAATAGCCCAGCTGTCTGGTGTGGAGTTGCAGAGTGTAGGAGTTGCAACGTTGCGGAGTGGAGCTAATTCGCCCCAGTCGTCAAACTCAAGACGATTCACTATTCTATCGCAAGCACCCAATCCTGTAAGTTTATAGCAGTTTGTGAACGTCGCATCCAAAGACGGTGCGGCGTAATTATCGAATGTTCCTGTTGTTACACGTCCACCAGAAGCTACAAAGGCTGTATCCACAGCAGGCACTACAGCCGTCCCAGAGTTAAATCTAGGGTTATTTGTACGTGCGTATGTACCAGTGTTTACAATAACCTTGCAAGGTTGTCCTGTGGCGTTAGCAAGAGCCTGAGCCTTACCGATAGAACGGACAGGGCTTGCTTGAGAACCGACGTTAGCATCGCTACCTGTTGTTGCCACATAGAATATGGCGAATGGACTAGACAGTGCGGTAGACTTCAATCCAAATAGTTCCTCTGGTGTGAAGTTTACATCACCATGCTGTGGAGCAAGTCCATAAGAGTCAACTACCACAATTTCGATTGGGAAGTTTGTTGTATCCCAGCCAAGACCCACTGGGATTTCAATCTCGTATGGCCAGAGTGGACGAGCATATCTTTCGTCTGCTGTCTTCTTACTCAGGCCGGGTGCATCAAGAATGCTCATAATATTTCCTTATACGATTGTGATTGCTGGCTGAACAATTACAGCCCCATCAACATCCCGAGTAACAGCAGGTTGAGTGACAGTCTTTGTAACTGTTGCCAAATATGTGGCGTGCCAAGCGTCGATAGCTCCGGGGAACAGGACACTTGCAGAGTCTGTTGTAAATACACCAGCGGCACCATCCGGCCAAACAATATTGGCACTGATGATGGCTCCATTGGAGTCTCTTGTTGCAGACACAAGTTGGAACGCCTGTGTGTAAGACCAAGTAACCAAGTTATACGGACTACCTTGTGCCGCCTGTGCAGCAGAGAGTGCAGCAGCTTCAGCAGACTCTACCGCAGCCAGTGCATCCTCTCTAACTTGCTGCACAAGCGGATTAGAAGCTGCTACATCCCCAAGGAGGATCAGAGCATTGATGTTTGTTTCTGTTGTATTCTCGTCGATAACAATCGAACCAATAGTCTGTAGACCATCAGAACCAGAAACTACTACAGAGTAGTTCCCAAGTGGACAGTCAACAGAATACTCTCCATCTTCGTCAGTGCGGAATCCCGCAGTAACGCTCTTCAAAACTTGCTCAGATGTGGACTTTGCAATAAGCTTCACATAAGAGTCTTTAAATGGTTGTCCATTTGGTAGTAGCAGTGTTCCACTTAGGATCATAATGTATTTCCTTATGTAAAGCTGGCGTAAGCAAGTGCCAACTTCGTATGATAGTTATTCTTCATGTATTCAGGCCCGTTGTACAACTTGGCAAACTTGGCCCATTCTTTAGCTCGTAACGCAGCCAGCATACCCGGATTGATTTTGATGAATCTCACAAACATATCCAATTGACTAGCTTCGCTCTTGTACGCAGCATTGACGAATGCTTGTACACTTGGATACCCAAGGGCTTTGTAATGAAAACCCATGATCTGGAACAATCCCCAAGAGCAGGATTGCAATGCACATTCACGATCAATCGCTACAGCCTTGTCAAGTCTTGTGTGTTCAGCAGCGCCACCTTTGTAACCTCCTGCCTTGGGGTCTACAACGTCGCTCAGGGCTGGCTCTTTACCAAGCTTAGCCTTGAGTAGTTTGTACATCCAATGACGCTCAAAGAGGATCACAGGAGCCCCAGAAGGGAGAAAGCCGCTTCCACGGCTCTCCACTTTGGTGACTGCTTTAACACAGGCGATTTCAACCCCAAGGGTTTCAGCAGCTACTTTGTAGTCATTATCTGTCAACATTTTAGTACCCAATTACTCGCCAGAAGTATTGTGTGAATGTGTTGCTGTACCCGTGGTGGAATGTAAAACCTCCAGCATCAAACGACTTAACTGTTGCCATGCCGCTTTCATTGGAAGCCTCTTCGAATCGAGTCATAGTGATGTTCCAGCAGGCCGAGGTGAACCCACGTGGGAAGTTAACTCGTTGCACACTTGCTCCACCGCCCATGTTGAAAAGACCCCATTGTTCAATGATCCCATTTGGATGGATCATCCATCCAGTGCTTCCACCAGAAGCAGTGAAGTCCAAACTACCTGTAGTACCAATCGCGTTCATCGTAGCAGCGGAGCCAAGGCCAAGACTATTACGAGCTGCCTGTACGTTTGTTAGGTCATTGAGGTTGTTTGTACGATTCAACCAAGTATTGCTGGCCAGTGTTGCAGCGGAGCCAAGGCCCAAGTTACTACGTGCCGTTGCCAAGTTAGTCAAACCTGCCAAGTTGTCAGCCTTCAGAAGAATGCTAGAGAGTGCTGTAGTGGCTGTGGAGGTTAGTCCAAGGTTTGTTCTGGCTAGAGACACGTTAGCCACGTCTGCAAGGTTCTGAGCAGCACGAAGGAAGTATGTCTCTGGTTGTGTAGCTGTAGATGTTAGTCCAAGGTTGGAACGTGCCAACGCAATATCCGACAAGTCTCCAAGGTTATTCGCAGCTTGGGCAAAGAACCCAATATTCTGAACAGCAGCAGAGCCGAGGCCAAGGTTTGTGCGAGCTGTTGCGTAGTTTGCGAGTCCAGACAGGTTCCCAGACTTCTTGAGATATACCGAACTAGCTTTCAACGGTGTGATAGCTGTAAGGTCATCTGTCCCAGTTTCTGTAATACCTGCTGTTGCAAGCTTTACTACACCAAGTGTGGATTCAGTTGCTTGTGTAAGCAAGCTACTCACTTGACCGAGACGCACGGCATGTTCTGGTTGTGTAGCAACATCAACAGCAAATACTTGAGCCGAACTCCCGTTCAATCCAGCAAAGCGAGTGTCACTCTCAACTTTGGAATAGACAGACAGGTTTGTACGAGCGCCTGCAACGTTTCCAATTCCAGCCAGAGACTGGTAGTTTGTGATGTGTGTGTTCAACGCTGCTTGTACAGCAGCAACAGAGCCGAAGTCTTCAAACGCACGTGCCCAGTAGGCGTCGTTCAATACGTTGGAAGGGTCTTTGTTGGTGTTAGTTTGAATACACTTGTAGATGATACCGTCAGAGCCTTGAGTGTAGCTTAGAAGCCCTTGGTACTCTGTTGTACCATCCCATTCTGGAACACCGTGCTGGCTGAAGTGAGCGATGGCACGGTCTTGACGGTTGTCGATCCAGTTTTGGTATTCGTATGGTGGAAGTTGAACAACCCAGCCGATGTTGACCTTGGATGCACCCGGATCAATCTTTGTACCACCATCAGCCCAGACGTTGCTTAGGCCAAGTGGTTTTGTAATGTTAGCCATTTAGTTTCTCCAATAGAAGAAGGGGCCGCAGCCCCTGTAATTATTTAGCGTCTGGAGCTACTGGAGCATCCAATGGGAAACTCTCTGTAGAAGGCCAGTCGCGAAGGCTTACACGATATGCTCGCCAAGCCTTCTGTGTTCCGATTCCAGTCTCTCCGTCTTGAACTCTGTTGAGCATAATATCTGCACGTGACAGTTCAGCGTTACGAAGATCGCGGGCTTCCAGTTCAAGCCGAGCATTCAACTCCGCTTCACCAATTTCAGGTTCAGGAGTGTTACCTTCTGCTAGCCATTCAAGGTACTGGACGTAGTGTCTGTTACCTTCTGCGAATGGAATGTACATTTCGCTTGGAAGGTGCATAACACCTTCCTTTTTTAGTTTATACATAAATTATCTCCTGTTAGAGTTCAGCATCTAGGCTGTACAATCTTCCTACCAAAGCTACAGTACCGACAGCAGCGTTTACCATTTCTAGTGTGTAGGCAATGTTGTTAATAACAGACACGTTGCCAGTAGACACGTTAGTGATAGAGCCTGCTGCCAGAAGGCTCACTGTTGGCGTTACACGCATTGCCACAGGAAGAGCA